CAGCACACTGCCATTGCAGAAGTTACTGTGCCTGCCAGCGTAAAAACATGGGGAAAGTATGTTTTCAGCGATTGTACAAAGCTGAAGACTGCCCGTGTTGCGTGTGATTCCATTGGTGCTTTTGCGTTTACAAGATGTACAGCATTGTCCAGCCTTACCATTTCTGCGAATTGCAGAACCTTTGGGGAAAATATGCTGACATACTGTGAAAGTCTAACGGTCATCACATATGAAGGAACGATCGCTCAGTGGAACGCCATCACCAAACCGGTCAACTGGATGTCCTCCGGAGGACATTCCTACAACGATTATCTGAAAAAGATCCAGTGTGTAGATGGCTATCTGGAATATGATACGGAAACCCATACATGGAACGAGGTGAAAAACGAATGATGAAATTTTTAGTGAAACAGCAAAAAATCGAAGCACTGGAGCGAGAGGTCATTGCCTCTGACCAGATCGCATTTGTTTCGGTAAAGTTCGTATTCGATGGGGCTTGGAAAACGCTGCACAAGGTGGTGCAGTTCACGCAGTGTGAGGAAACATACAACGTGGTGCTTGGCATAGACGGAACAACCTGCTTGCTGCCTGCCGAACTGCATCCCGGTGCGGTGAAGATGAGTTTGTTTGGCTACGATGCAGAAAGCGATACCACGGTTCGAGCAACCACTGTTCCTGTCACACTGCATATTCGACCATCTGGTTTTGTTGCAGATGGGGATACGTCAATTCCGCCGACGCCGGATCTGTATACGCAGCTTTTGAAAAAGCTTTCCGAGATGCAAACCGGGGCAAACGGAAAGGACGGTCGTTCTGCTTATGAAATCGCCATAGAAAATGGTTTTGTGGGAACAGTTGCAGAATGGCTGGAAAGTTTGAAAGGCAGGGACGGTATTGATGGTAAGGACGGACTACCGGGAAAGGACGGAAAAAATGGTGCAGATGGTTTGCCCGGTAAGGACGGCACAAATGGGAAAGACGGTAGAGATGGGATTGACGGAAAGGATGGTGTTTCTCCGGATTTGACAAATTATCCGGATACCGATGCTGTAAAAGCACTGATTCAAGCTGTGGTTCAGCCGCTTTTACAGCAGGCACATGTTCATGAAAATCTGAATGTTTTAGATGATTTGACGGCAAATGAACTTTCCTTGCTGCGTGCTCTTCAGGAATTCGAGGATGATACAACTTACAATATCCAAACATTCCGGGAAGCCATTGCAGCATTGAATGAAAAGGCACATACTCACGAAAATCAATCTGCATTGGAGCAGATCACTGCCGCTAAAATCGCACAATGGGATGGTTTCGGCACACAAATCAACGGGCTTAGTACAAAGGTTACAGTCTATTCGGAAAAGACAGAACGCACTTTGGAAAGCCTGCAAAAGCAAATCGATAACCTGACAAGCGGCAGAAATTACACCATTCTGTTTCAGTCGGGGCAGAATGCCGTTTCGACTTATGCATCAAATCTCAGCATGATTCTGGACGGCGGGTATCAGACAATGACAGATTTTCTGGCTGCCTATCCGCAGTTTTGCAGTGCAGCAAATGATTTTGTGCTGTCCTACTCGCAGGCGTGTTTTAACTGGGATAAGTCGGTCTTGACCGTTTGTACAAAGTCTCTGTCCTTGACGAAAAACGCTGAAATCGTGATGTCCTATCAGTCGGGTTCCAGCGAAGCCGGGAGTTTGTATCTGGTGCAGAAACCGCAGAAGATCGACATTCCTATTGGTGTGTATGTAAACACAGAGATCGATGCAAATCGTGCGGTTTCTCTGGATTTCCAATGGCTGCAGTCAGACAACTTTATCACCACCATCACAGAATGCACCGGCATTTCTGACGGCGAATATTACCTCGCATGGGTGGGCAGAAGCAACAATTCTCATCCGAAGATCCGATTCCTGAAAGTACTGGAGGGTTGAAAATGAAAGATACCATTTGTGTAGCTGTCGGCTTGGTCGGCGGCTTTTTTACTGCCATTTTTGGCGGCTGGGACTCCGCTCTGGTGACACTGGTCGTCTTTATGGCAATCGACTTTTTCACCGGCATCATCACCGCCATGATGAAAAAATCGAAACACACGGAAAGCGGCGGACTTTCTTCCAAAGCCGGCTGGTTCGGTCTGGCGAAAAAAGTATGCACCTTGATGCTGATCGTTGTTGCAGTTCGGATGGATATTCTGCTGAATACCAACTATATCCGGGATGCCGTCTGCATTAGCTTTTGCCTGAATGAACTGCTTTCCATCGTGGAAAATACAAGTTTAATGGGAATCCCGTATCCGCCTGCAATTCAAAAAGCAATTGATGTTCTGCAAACGAAAATCGGCAGAACCGAAGAAACGACCGACAAGGAGGACAAGTAATATGGCTATTTTAAGACCAGATGCAACAACGACATTTGGCGGTGTCACCGTCAACGAATATTTACTCACCAAACACAATCCCAACCACATTGATATGCCCTCTGTTTCCATGGCAGGGAAAATCATCGGTGTGACCGTCCACAATACCGATTGGATCACCGTAGCAAGCGGCACGACCCCTGCGGAACAGTACACGAGAGCAACGGTCAATAACAACATGAAGGATGTGCGAGTCCACTATTATGTGGATAACGTGTGTGCATGGCAGAATCTGCCCCACAGTCTGAGTGGCTGGCACGCTGCTGATGGTTCTGGGAACGGCAACAGAAGGACCATTGCCATTGAGTGCATTATGTCCTCTGCATATAATTCTACAGATAAGAAGTCGGAGGACAACTGTGCGAAACTTGCCGCAGCGTTATTAAAACAGTATGGACTGGACATCAATCATCTCTACACGCATACCCACTGGCTCAATGTTCGTGACGGACGAAATGGAACTGTTGACCAGATGAACACCATGTACAATCGGTACAAAATGTGTCCAGCGTATATCTTGCCCCATTGGGCGGAGTTCAAGAAAAAGGTACAGTCTTATTTGAATGTGGGTTCTGCATCCACAACACCTATTCCTGCAACAAAGCAGCTTTACCGGGTTAGAAAGTCTTGGGCAGATGCGAAGTCGCAGCTGGGGGCGTACTCTTCTTTGGAGAATGCGAAGAAAGCTTGCAAGGTCGGATATTCTGTATTTGATGCCAACGGAAATGTGGTCTACACCAATGGCAGCCAGCTCACCAAAGGACAGAAGGTTGCCATTCGTGCCAACACACCTCTGTTTGCCAGTGCAGAAACTACCACTATAACCAAAAGAATCAGCGGTACTTACTATCTCTATGACGGAATTGCCTGCAAGAATGGTCGTTATCGAATCACCACAAAACCGGAGTTCTGCGGAAAGACACCGGTGGGACAGTATGTGACCGGTTATGTTTCTTGGGATAATTTCAATCAGTGAGGATTCTTTTATGGAGCAACAAAAATTGATGGATGAACTGAATTACCACCGTGCTCAAAAGCTGACTGATGCGTTATATCATTCCGGTTTGATTTCCTTTGAGGAATATGACAAATTAACGCTCAAAAATCGGCATTCTTTCTCTCCGATTTACGTGGACTTATTGCCGAAAACGCTTGCAATTCCGCCGAAAAAGAGGTAATATGGACACGTCAAAAGGAGGTGCAGAAGCATGAAAACTATTACCAAAATTGAGGCAAATCGCTCTGTAGCTGTTCATCGAAAATGTCGTGTAGCGGCTTATTGCCGTGTTTCCACAGAGCATGATGACCAGATGGAAAGTCTGGAAACGCAGAAGGCACATTATGAAGCGTGGATCAAACTGCATACAGAGTGGGAATCTGCGGGTATCTTTTATGATGCTGGCATTACTGGAACAAAAGCAGAAATTCGTCCTGGACTGCAAGACCTTTTACAGGCTTGCCGCATGGGCAGGGTAGACCGCATTTTGGTGAAATCCATCAGTCGGTTTTCCAGAAATACGGCGGAGTGCCTCGCTCTTGTTCGGGAACTATCAGGAATTGGGGTTTCCGTTTTCTTTGAAAAAGAAAACATAGACACCGGAAGTATGGAAAGCGAATTGTTTCTGACGATACTCAGCAGCATGGCAGAGGAAGAATCTTTATCCATATCCAGAAATGAGAAGTGGTCGGTACAGCACCGGTTTCAAAACGGTACCTATGTGTCATCGTCTTTCCCTTACGGGTATTGCAGAAATGACAGGGGAGAGATGGGGCTCGAACCCGAGGAGGCAGAAATTGTGAAATACATTTTTTCTGCCTTGTTATCCGGAAAAAGTTCTTGTCAGATTGCAGATCTGTTGGAACAGCAGGGGATTCCCTTCAAGAATGGACGTCATTGGTGTGATGCTGCGATTCGTGGAATTGCCGGCAATGAAAAATATGTGGGAGATGTTTTGCTGCAGAAAACGTATACCGATGCACATTTTCATCGGCACAAAAATCATGGAGAAGTGGAATGTTATCTTCTTTCAGATCACCACATACCAATTGTTAGTCGGGAAACTTTTGCAAAAGCAAATGCAGTCATTCGACAGCGAGCTGCCGAAAAAGGCATTGTGTGTGGTACAGGAAAGTATCAAAAGCGATATGCTTTTTCCGGAAAGGTGATTTGCGGCAAATGCGGCAGCACTTGCAAACGCAGGATCCACAGCGGCAATGAAATTGCATGGACGTGTGCTGCTCATATTGAAAGTGCTCAAAAATGTCCTATGAAATATGTGCGGGAGGAGGTATTGAAAGCCACTTTTGTTACGATGTTGAACAAACTGATTTTCAGCAGAAAGCACATTTTGAAACCATTGTTAGAACAGCTGAAAACGAACAGCAATGATGAAAATGTCCGGCGAATGCAGGAACTGCAAAAGCAGCTGGAATCTCATGCTGAAAAGAAAAACACACTGCACCGTTTGTATGCACAAAAGGTCGTAGATCCTGTTTTATTCCGGCAGGAAATGAATGCTTTGCAGAAGCAAGCGGAGTCCTGCCGTATGGAAATTGCACAGTTGGAACAGGAAATACATGGAGAAACTGAGATAATTGCAGAATTAAAGCAGCTGCTGCGATTTACAGAGCAGCATTCTGCAATGTTGACAGAATTTCAGGAGACATGGTTTTCTGCATTTGCAGAACAAATAATTCTGTATGATCGGAATCATATTGGATTTCGGCTCAAATGCGGTCTGCTGTTAAAGGAGGAGATTTGATGGGACAGATTCCTTACGGCTACCGAATTGAAAACGGTGCTGCTGTGATTATACCGGCAGAGGCAGCACAGATTCGCCTTATTTTTCAAAATTATATTGCTGGTATGAGTTTACAGTCGGCAGCAAGAGCAGCAGGTCATCCCATGGCACATAGCACTGTTCGTCGAATGCTGCAGCGAAAATGCTACCTTGGAGATGCTTTTTATCCGGCAATTCTGGACAAAGAAACATATGCTCGGGCAAATGCAGAGTGGCAGCATCGTGCAGATGTAATGCAGCGACTTGGAAAAACGAGGAGAAAGCCAGTATGTCCACAGACAAAATTTTTGTTGAAACTGCCGCAGAAAATACCAGAATTAGATGGAAACACGCCATTTCAACAAGCAGAATATCTTTATCATTTGATTCAAAGCAAGGAGTAATGCAACAATGCCAAAAGTCACTACAATTCCACCCCGAAAGCAAAGAAATCATGCTGTAGCGTCACAGGAAACTCAAAAGATTCGTGTGGCAGCCTATTGCCGTGTTTCCACAGATACGGAAGAACAGGCAACCAGCTATCAGGCACAAATTGCACATTATGAGGAAGTTATTCACAGGAATCCGGAATGGGTCTTTGCTGGAATCTATGCCGATGACGGTATCAGTGCAACCTCTACAAAACATCGGGAACAGTTCCATCAGATGATTCAGGACTGCATGGATGGAAAGATTGATATGCTTATTACCAAATCCATCAGCCGATTCGCCAGAAACACAGTAGATTGCCTGAATTACATCCGACAGCTGAAAGCACAAAACATTCCAATCTATTTTGAAAAAGAGTCCATCAACACAATGGATGCGAAAGGGGAAGTGCTGATTACCATTATGGCATCTCTGGCACAACAGGAATCAGAATCTCTGAGTCAGAATGTCAAACTGGGAATGCAGTATCGGTTTCAACAGGGAAAGGTGATGGTCAATGCCAGCTGTTTTCTTGGCTATGATAAGGACGAAAACGGAGATCTTGTGATCAATCCGGAACAAGCGGAAACGGTAAAACGAATCTATCGGGAGTATCTGGAGGGAGCAAGTTGTCAGCAGATTGCAAGGGGACTGGAACGGGACGGTATCCGAACAGCAAGAGGGAATACCCGATGGCATGACAGTTCGATTCGGTTAATTCTGGAAAATGAAAAGTACATGGGAGATGCTCTTCTGCAAAAAACATATACTGTGGATTTTCTCAAGAAAAAACGCATTAAAAATAACGGTGAAATGCCGCAGTATTATGTGGAGGACGATCATGAGGCAATTATTCCCAGAGCATTGTTCTTACAGGTACAGGAGGAAATTGCAAGGCGTGGTTCACAGGTGGACTGTATGGGCAGACGGCGTGGATTTAGTGCAAAACACTGTTTTACTGGTTTGCTTTACTGTGCTGAATGCGGGGAACAATTCCGCAGAATACACTGGAATAACCGAGGCTGCAAATCTGTGGTGTGGCGATGTATGACCAGATTGGAGAAAAAAGGAGCGTGTCATGCACGGACAGTCTATGAGGAATCTTTGAAACAAGCTTTTGTGGATGCTTTGAATCAATTGACAGGCGGCAGTGAAACATACCTTTCTATCTTACAGGAAAATATGACTGAAGTGATTGAAATGGAACAATCCAATCTGCCCGAGGAAATACAGAGAAAGTCAGATGTTCTTCAGAAAAAGTTGATCGAATGTGCAGAACGGCATGAGGATTATGAGGAGATAGCACAGGAGATCTTTCGGCTGCGAGAGCAAAAGGAACAGGCTTTAAGGGAAAATGTTTCTCAACAGGAGCAGAAAGACCGTATGCGGGAACTGCAGGAATTTTTGGCTGCTCAGCCGCATCACATTACCGAATTTGATGAAACACTGGTTCGGCATTTACTTGCAAAAGTAACAGTTTCTTTCGATCGACTGGATTTTACATTTCAATCAGGTGTCGCGGTTTCCATTGAAAAGTGAATCACTTCAAAAATCCTCCTTTGCAAAATATAAAAGCAGGGGAGGATTTTTAGATTTTATAACGGCATTGTTGTCTTGATTTCTTCTTAAATTTGTGGTATACTAGAAAAAAACGGAGGTGCTGCATCATGGGAATCTATCTGAGCCCGGGAAATGATTTGTTTTACTCTACGGTTACTTATTCTGAAATTTATGTGGATAAGACCATGCTGATTTCTTTCACCAACAAGTGCCTGTTTGGAGAGAACAAGGAGATCTGCGTCAGCCGTCCCAGAAGATTCGGGAAGTCGATGGCAGAGAATATGCTGACGGCTTATTACAGCAAGGGCTGCGATTCGAGAGAATTATTTTCCAAGTTTCAAATCGCACAGACACCGGATTTTGAAAAGCACCTGAACCGGTATAATGTGATTCATGTCGATATGCAGAAATTCCTGAGCAGAACCAAAAATGTCCATGAAATGCTGGACTTCTTGCAGAAACGTGTGCTAAAAGAGATGAAACAAACATTCTCCGGGATAGAGCCGGAAGAAACCAGTTTGATTACTGCGTTAGAAGATCTGTACGGTCAATGCGAAGAAAAGTTTATCTTTATCATTGATGAGTGGGATTCTATTTTCCGGGTACATCGGGACAATGCAGCGGCTCAAAAGGAATATCTGGATTTTCTGCGGGATCTTCTGAAAGGACAGCCCTATGTGGCACTTGCCTATATGACTGGGATTCTTCCAATCAAGAAATACGGTCAACATTCTGCACTGAATATGTTTGACGAATACGCTATGACCAATCAAAAGCGATTGGCAGAGTTCACTGGCTTTACGGAAGAAGAGGTTCAGCAGCTTTGTGAACGTTATCATATGTCTTTTGAACAAACGAAAGATTGGTACGATGGCTATAATGTCAATGGTGTGTCGATTTACAATCCAAGATCTGTAACATCAGCGATGATGAATGGCATCTTTGACAGTTACTGGACACAGACAGAAACCTATGAGGCTTTGAAGATGTATATCGTTCGCAATGAGAACGGCTTGCGGGATAAAATCATTCGGATGATTGCCGGAGAACATATTTCCATCAATACGAAAACATTTCAGAACGATATGTGTACCTTTGAAACCGCGGATGATATTTTGACTTTGCTGGTGCATCTGGGCTATCTGACTTACGACTTCGATACAAAAACCGCCTGGATTCCCAACAAGGAAGTGCGGCAGGAATTTCTCAATTCTATCCAGGGGCAGGAATTCCAGACGGTCAACAATGCCATTCATCGTTCCGACAAGCTGCTGCAATTGACGTTGGCACAGAATGCGGAAAAGGTGGCGGAAATGCTTCAGGAAGTTCACAGTGACAACTGTTCTGTGATTCAGTACAACAATGAAAATTCGCTGGCTTGTGTGCTGAGTCTAGCATACTATTCCGCACAAGACAGCTATGCAGTTTATCGGGAATTGCAGGGCGGAGAGGGCTTTGCGGATCTGGTATTTGTACCAAGAACCGGAAACCATAACCCGGCAATGATCGTGGAACTGAAATGGAATCAAACCACTGGTATTGCACTGGAACAGATCAAAAACCGGAACTATATTCGCTGTTTGAAGGACTATCATGGAAAAGTTTTATTTGTTGGCGTGAACTATGATAAGAAGAGTAAAAAACACACTTGTCAGTTTGAGATGATGGAAATTTGAGAAGCTCTATAGATAGATTTGACAACACACATTTGCTAAACTAAGAAAGATTAAAATATGAGAAATGTTTTTGATCTTAGTGGTATGGAACATTATGAACAATTGCTAGAAAAGTGTGATTGGTAAATAATAAAAAATATTTAAAAGAAAGCTTGACTATTGACATAATTTCTGATTAATTTGATGATTGCAAAAAGATTGTATATGTTGATTATATGGATGGTTTCCATCAAACATTTGATTTCCGATTTACTGTTGATCATGATAGATTAAATGATAATAGACTTGAACACTTGTATGAGATTATTGAATCCTATATCTATTAATCAATTAGTTGAGATTACAGAATATAATGCATAGTTAGTAAACAGAAGCGAATACTAATCTAAACAAAATATATGGAGTAATAAGCTATGAGTAAGAAAATTGAAATATTGTTTTTACCTGCTGAAAACGGAGATTCCATTCTAATAAAGCTTGGCGATCCAATTGATACATCAATTCTCATTGATGGTGGAACATCAAACACTTATCCTTATTTACATAAAGAGTTATCAGAGTTGTACAAAATATGCCCAAAGAACTATATCTTTCTAACCCACTGTGATGATGATCATATAGGAGGACTTATAAAGTTTTTTGAAAAAGATACTTTCTTATTCAAGTATATTACTACAGTATTCTATAATTATCCAAGAGAATTTGAAAAGGAGTATCCAGATATTGCCGATCATATTCAGGAACCTAAAATGATAAATAACAATAGTGGGAACTTAACTCCGGATCAGCTAAAAACATTCACAGAATTGCTAGAAAAAAGCGGCGTCGAGGTTGTCTCTAGTGTTTACTGTGATTATAAATTTCCAGAAGATAATAATTTTAAAATTACTATCCTATCTCCAAGAAAAAAAACATTAGATAAGTTCAACTCTTGGATTGAGCCACGATTAGGATTGTTATCTCGTGCATCTGACTGGAATGTTCCTATATCAAAGTTAGTTGGTTATAAAGATAAAAAAGATCTATCACCTACTAATGCTTCTAGTATTTCATTTATATTAGAATACAATGATAAAAACTATTTATTCCTTGCTGATGCATTAGCAACCGATGTTGTTGAATCATTAATTGATAGTGGATATAGTAAAGAAAATAAGATTAATTCTTCTTTAGTAAAAGTATCTCATCACGGAAGCAAGAATAATACTACGAATGAATTATTAAAATTAATTCAAAGTTGTAGATTTGTAATTTTAACAAATGGTGATATGTACAAACACCCAGATAAAGAGTCACTTGCAAAGATTATACATCATAATCCTAATACTTGTTTGATGTTTAATTATGAATTTGATTTTAGTATGCTGTTTGATGAACAAGATCGCCAAGAGTACCAACACTTTTCTTATCAAGTAATAAGGAGTATCACAGAATGATCGGATTTAGTTATGAATATTTATCAAATGATGCACTGTGTACTGTATTCATTAACAATAATAGAGCTGGTAGTGCATTCTTATTTTTGCACAATGAAAGGATGTACGCATTAACTGCCTATCATTGTGTTTTTGATGATAATACTGATTTATTTCATGATGATTATGCATTTGGTTACGAAAATGAAAAACCTTTCGATGTGGAAGTTATATATCCTCAATTAGATGATGACGAACAGAAAAATCATGCAAAAAGCACCGATACCGCATTAGTATCAATAAAATCAGGTGAATGTTATAGTAGATCCATCATCGACCTTCATTCTCGTATAAAGATAAGTAGTAACAACGATTATAGTATAATTGGTTATCCATGTGCATTATCGCGAAAGCATCTAATTGAACTGGGCGTAGAGTTAATACATAAAGAAAGTCTATATATTAATGAATTCGCTCTTTTAAAAAAAGAAGATATATCAGTAATAAAAGGATTTTCTGGTGGCATTGTTTGCGAAAAGATCGATGATAAGTATTATCTATGTGGGTTAGTGTCCAGAGCTTTATCCGAAGAATTTGAATACGATTATATCAAATGTGCTTCGCTTGAATCTATAAATCAGATGCTTAGCGTTATTGATTATAATCTTTTGGAAATACCTGAATGCTGCTATAAGCGTAAAAGCCAATCATATCAATATTTAAAAGAAGTGCTTTCACGAAAAGAGTTTTCAAATTATTGGGTTGATGGAAATGCTTCTACCGAAATAGAAGCTACAATAAAAGAATTTTTGGATAAAAATAGAGGCAATTATAATATTTGTACATTTATCGGTTTATCAGGAATAGGTAAAACAAGATCTGTGCTTAACGCATGCAAAACACTTCGTGAGGAAGCAACTATTTATTATGATAATATTGAAAAATTCAGGATTGATGCCAATTGTAAATGGATGGATGATGAGAATATAGTTGTCATCATAGATGAACTAAAGGATTGTGAATGGGAAGAAGTTTACAATTGCTATGCGATGAATAAATGTAAAATAATTCTAATTGCAACCATTCAAAGAAAAACAATAACTACTTATAGCAAGTCGTCAGCAGGATTTTATACTATTAATGGTGCATCTGATGATGATATGATAAAAATTATAAGAGCACAACACGGAACATTTCTAGATGAAGAGATTAAACAGATTTGTTTATTGAGTTATCGAGATCTTAGGTTGGCTTTATTGATTTCAGAATTGTATGACCATGATAAAAAGGAAATGAATCTTGAATCGTTTTCGAGCATGTCATTAGTAGCGAATTATAGTACAGCTGAAAAAATATTAGAAAAAACACTTTCGTCTTTTGGGGAAGAGAAGGCCTCTTTGTCTAGGATTTATCAGGAGTTATCCACATTAATCGATGTTGGATATTCAGGAACTGCAAAAGAAGAATTCGAATTCTTAGCTAAATTCTTTAACAATTCTATTGATAATTATGAATACGGAATTAGAACATTTTCAGAGAACAATCTTGGTACAAAAAATGGGTATTACTTTAAATCAATGCCTGTTGCATTATCAAAACTTGCTTTTGAGAAATCTATTTGGCCGACACTACGATATAAAATAACTGAGTTTGTATCCCAGCTTCCCAATAGTAAAGCAAGGCGTAGATTCTATGAGCGATTATATGAATGTGAGATTGAAAAAGAGGAGGTAAATGGAGCTTTTGCTCCATACTTTCAAGAACGATTTGGAAATGAAACCATACTCGAAGTATTTCTGACAAAGCCAGAGGAGATTTCTTTATATATAGAATTTAACCCGGAGAAAGGGTTAAGTTGGATAGAAAATAGCTTGGTTAAAATAAAGGATATTACTAAATTCAAGTATAACAGACGATATGTTGTTCATTTGTGTGAAAGACTTGCTTGCTTTAAAGAACATTTTGATAAATGCGAAAAAATACTTTATATGCTAGCTCAAAATGAGACAGATCATATATATTCCAATAATAGCCAGAGTGTATGGTCTGATCTATTTGGTATCATAGGAGCCAATTCTGATTTGCCATTTAATACGAGAATAAACATCCTTTTTAAACGATTATGCGAAAGCAATAATACCACATCCGCTAATCCTAAACTATTTAATCAAGCGTTTTCTAGAGTATTTGCAAATAATGTTTTTAGAAGTGTCCCGCCTAAAGTAATCGGAAACAGATTAACGCCTTCTAGTTGGAATCCTAATACGACTGATGAATGGATAAATTGCGAACAAAGCACACTTAATAGATTGCTAGATATATCAGAAAGTCTTTCAAAAGAATTTAGATCCCTATTACTAAAAACAGTGTTAGACTATATTTATGATTTTATTAAAGTGGGACTCGTTAAGAATACATTTGATCTAATAAATGTTTTGATTAATGGTAATGAAAATAAGATACAAGTGATTGCTAAAATACAATGGTTATTAGAAATTGATGATCTAAAAAATACTCAGATTGATCAATTTCTCGAATCAAAACTTTGTGATTACCAAGATAAAACTATTTTAGGTAGATTATATGAGTATCTTCATAAGGAAATTTGGTCATATCATAAAGGATCAGATTATTATAAAACACTTGCAGTTGAGTTGGCAAAAGAATTATATTCAAGTGGTGAACCAGTTGAAAAGTATATGCCTTATTTTATGGATAGAGATTGTAAGAATTCTGCCTTAGAAGCGTTGTCGAATGCCTTGTCAAAATGCGACATTAATAATCAGCTTATTGATTTTGCTTTAAATGAGGGAGATGAATATCTTCCCTTTATCAAGGGCTATATTAGTGCGTTAGCAGAAAATACTAATAACACAAATGAGATTCAATACATATTAGATCAGTGTTCAGAAATCAATATTGACTTTGCTTTTAACAACACAGTAATATTTGATGTTTCTAAAAAAGGATATGAAAGAATAGGGAAGATAGGCGGAAAAGTTCGGAATGTTCAATCAAACTTAGGATATTATATAGTAAGATGGTTTAATTTAATCGGTGATGATATTGGAACCGATCTTCTAACAACTGCAGCCAATAGCTCGCCAAGCATGAAATACTACCTAATCTTCAGCTGCGGACAGCATCTTTCAACGTCCTACAAGTCAATTAATAAACAAATAAGTACCGAAGTGTATAGCTATTTTATTGATCAAGTCAAACTGTGCTATCTTGAAAAAGGAAGATATCAGGCATTTGATATGGTTCATACGTTTGAATATATTCCAGAAGAACTTGAACTTGAGGTGTTTACTTCTATAATACAATTCTTTGATTTCAATGAGCATTATGATAATATTAATTATGAACTAGTTCAATTACTGAAAAGTAAAATTAATTGCAGTAACAATATATTTTTAATGGACTTATTTGGTCAAAAATTATTAGAAACAAAAAACCATTATAAAGATCGAGCTTTCACAGGGTTATTCGATTTGTTTATGGTTGAAACCGTACTTAATTGGATTGATGAAAATCCGGTTGAACGCGCTCCGCTTTTAGCATATCATCTTTCATATCCTACCTTAGATACACCAAAGTGCTCCAAATTAACTTTACGTGTATTAGAGAAATATGCAAATCTGCCGGATACTCTTAAAGAATTTGAAAAAGGGACGTATAATCTTAAAGTTGAGAATGTATCTGAGGTACATGATAACAAAGAGAAATATATTTCACTATATCAAATTTACAAAAAATATGATAATCCGATTTCTGAGTGGGCGCAATGGAAAATTGACTATATTAATTATACTTGCGATAGTTTGGACGAAAGAGATATCATGGATCAAAGATTAAATGACAGCGAATAGAAAAAGCATTATATTTTGCTGATAGCCCAAAAATCTAATCCCTACTCTCAAACCTCTCGTTTTAGTGGATTGGTTGTCGGTACGACATCAAATGTGGGCTTTCGAGACACGTTGAGTGCGTGGTTCTTTTGTCCCAACTTCCAGACGAGTATATTGACATAGATATAAACCTTGATGAGTTGACTTAATTTGCAGAATGTAGGGCGACTTACTCCATATTTGATAGTTTCAGTTGATTTTTCTTGCGTTTTAGCGTATAATGATAATAACAGCGTGGGCTGACACGATTCAATCCGGTGGTCACATTCATGACCAACTCTGTTGCGAAAGATACAGAGCGTTGGCGAAGGCAACGAAATTCCTCGCTCCCCTGCCGAACGTAAGGGTCGGCATAGTTGAACGGACAACAGAAAAATCAGTCACTAGAGGGTGGTAGTATTACTGCGGTAATTCACCACCCTCTTAAATTTTATGCAAGAACACCACTTAGCTAATAATTAAGTGGTGTTTTCTGCATTATGTATCTGTATCAATTTCTGCAAGAACTTCTTTTCCGTATTTTTCGAGCATCTCTGCTAAAAAATCGATGAACTGCTCAAATTCTGCATTGCTATCCATATCACACCTCGAAATCAAATTCTGTTTCTGTATTTTTCGGTTCGCCCTTTACCGCAAAACTGTAAGTATCACCGTCGGTTGACACCGATGCCAACGCCCCCTCGGTATAGTTAGCATTGTTACGCTTTACAACATGTTTTAGGCAGTTATCCACGAAGTCTGTGATAATGAGAATCGCATCAGTGACTGGCATATCTGCGGTCAATGTAGTGCTGTAACTTATACTCTCAATCGTGCCATAGTCGGGGTCAAACGTCATGCAAGTCTGCTTAATTAGTACATTCATTTTTCTTTACCTCTCTAAATCAAAATCATTATTTTTATTCCGCTCTTTGACGGCTTGTGCTTGCATCTGAGCTTGCATCAGTCGTTGCTGTGCAGGATTACCCTTGCGGACGTAACCACGCTCTGAGAGCAGTTTCTCAGCCTCGTAGCGGGCTTGGCTTTTGGCAACATATTTCAGTTTTTCTCGCTCCTCAGAGAGTGCCTTTTGCTGTCGCTGTAAGGTGGCTTGTGCCTGCATCAGTTGCTGTTTATCCTGCCGGATTTGGTATTGTTTTTGTGCAATTGTTTGTTTGTCTTTTTCAACCGCATCACGTTCAGACAACACCATTTTTGCAGCTGTCATTTGCTTTTCCAACTCGATTTCTTCTTTTGATTTTTCAATGATTTTTTCTTTGCCAAAAAGAGTTTTTTCAACTTTTGTCGGTGCAGGTGTAAACGCATCAACCATATTTTTCTGAAATTGTCAATAACACTTGACACATTAACCGCAAGGATTTTGAAGTTAAGCAGCGATAGTCAAAGCAGAATAGAACCTACGCCGTTTTACAGCTGGTGGGAG